CCAGGGCCACCCGGATCGCCGAGGTCCGGCGCGCCGACCACAGGACCACGATGTTCGGGGTGACGTCGCCGTCGCCCGGGATGGTCTTGTCGATCGCCGCGATGTACTGCGACTCGAGGCGGGCGGCCAGCGTCGTGCCAGCGCCCGGCGGCCACAGGACGGTCGCGTTCGTGACCGCCGTGACGGTGGTCGTCGCGGCGACGTTCGGCAGGGCCGCGTCCAGGACGAAGACGATCGCCGCGATGGCCGTGGCCACCACCGGCTCGACCACGCGGACCGGGAAGCAGGGCACCTGGACCGTGACCGCGTTCGTGGTCAGCGCCGTCCCCTTCGGGATCACGAAGTCGCCTGACGCCGCGAACACGCGCGTCGAGCCGGCGAAGGTGGCGGCCGACCCGAACCTGGTGCCGGCCGGGATGACGATGTCCTTGTTCGTGTTCGAGGACCCGTCCTGGTCGGTGGTGGCCACGGTGACCGTCACCGAGAGCGTCGCCTTGGTGGTGCCGGCGTCCGCCGTGACGGCCTCGTGGTCGACGCGCAGGATGGCGAGGCGCCGGAACGTCTTCTTGTACAGGCTCAGGGAGCCGTTGCCGTTCCAGGGGGCATAGCCGATCGCCGTGCTGGTGACGTCGGCCGAGCCGTCCTGGATGCCGGCTGCGCTCTGGCTGAAGTATTTGTAGACCGTGCCGCCGAACAGGGCAGCCTGCTCGCCGCCGTCAGTGACCTCGGTGGGGACGAAGGGGCCCTTCACGAACTCGCCGATGACGCAGGCGATGCCGGGGGCCGTGCCGATCGAGATGACGGGCCCGGTCTCGTCGATGATGACGATCTGCGGGACGGCCGTGATCTCAGCCAGGGTCGGGGTGGTGTCGCGTCGCAGGACGAATGCCATCTGGCCTCCGCGGACCATCCTGTCGCGCGCGGCGCGCGCGGGTCAAGGAATTGGCCCCTCCACGACGTCCACCACCACCTTCAGCTTGAACGGCTGCACCGGGCCCACCACCACGTGGGGCGCGTCGCACCGGATCACGAACTCGGCCTCCTCGACGTTGCGGGCGGCGCTCTCGGCGTCGTCCGGCTTGCGGGAGGAGATGAGCGTGTAGCGGGCGGGGACCCGGTAATAGTCGGCGAGCTCGCGGATGATCCCGTAGCGGACGCCGGCGTCGGTCATGAGGACCTGCGGGTCGACGAACATCTCCTCGACGCCCCCTTTGATGGCGGCGCGCTCGGCTCCGGTGGACGCGCGCACCTGGACCACGAAGTCCTTCGTCCCCTCGGAGAGCTTGTAGAGCCCGAACCCTGGCTCTCCGCGGCGCTCCCAGGTGTCCTCCAGGAGGGCCGGGGTGTTTTGGGGGGAGGCGTAGGTGATGTCGTTGTTCGGCAGCACGCAGGCCGCCGGCGCCACGTTCCCGTCGTTCAGGCCGGGCCACTCGTCGAAGACGGCCAGCAGGCGGACGGTGCCGCCGGGGGCCGGGAAGACGGCGTCCTGGAGGACGGCCTTCAGGCCGCGGGCCATGGCGGTCTCGAGGTCGGTGGTGCGCCGGCGGCTGAATTCTTCTCGTGTGATCGGCATCAGGGCCCCTCCTCGGCGCCGGCGACCAGCGCCCGGCGCACGTCTCCGTAGAGCAGGCGCGAGGCGATCTGCAGGACGTGGCGCCCCTTTATGCCGCGGCGCTTGATGGCCATCATGATCAGGAACGCCACCCGGCGGACCTCGGCGTCCTGGGACCGGACGGCGTGGGACGCGCCCCGGTCGCCGGCCAGCTTCTTGCGCGCGACCCACTCGATGATCACCCGGAGCGGCGGCGCCTTGGCGCCAGCCCGGCGGCCGAGCTCGATGACCGACGCCCACGCGGCGCTGTTGTAGAGCGCCGCCCCGGTCGGGATGTCGTCGACGTGCCAGCTGCGCCGGTAGGTACCGCGGTCGACCGGCGCGCGCGGCGCCAGGGCGGAGGTGACCTCCTGGACGCGCCGCGGGCCCCACAGCTTCACGGTGCGGCGGATGGTCGCGACGGCCTCCGACACCGGCCGCTCGTGCTCGCGGTAGTAGCGGGCCATGTCGTCGAAGCTGTAGACGTTGCCGGCCATCAGAAGTCGCCCCGCTGGTACCCGCCGCGCCGGCCGCGGTCGTAGTCCTGGCGCGTGAGGGTCACGCGCCAGCCGAACCCGTCGCGCTGGAGCTCTGGCACGGCTACCGGCGGGGAGAACCGGCGCGGCGCCGGCGGCGGCCGCTGGGGCGTCAGCTCGACGACCTCGTAGAAGAAGTCCACGTTGCGCTTGGAGGTGCGCTGGAGGACCGGGTCCTGCAGGTCGGGGGTCCGGCCCATGAGGTCGTCCTCGCTGAACGAGGCGGCGGAGATCTGGTCGATGACCAGGTCGCCCTGCTCGATCGTCCCGGTCGGCTCGACCACGCGCCGGACCGAGTCGATGCCGCGGACGCGGGGGGGCGGGACGATCTCGCGGCGCGAGACCTCGACCTGCTGCCCCTCCCCGCGCTCCGCCCCGGTCCACTGCAGGTGGACCAGGTAGACGCGGTGCCGGCGGACGCCGAGCTTGGATGGCAGCCGCCGGACGCGGTCCACGACGCCCTGCAGGCGCCACGCGAGCGCCGCGGGCGCCTGGTCGGGCCGGGGCCCCTGGAGCTGGCCGGTGACCTCGGGCAGGTCGGCACCCGGGACCCCGGTGGGGACGCGGTCGGCAGCCACGGGCGCCCCTGGTTACAGGACTTCGGGCGTGGCGGGCTCGATCGGTGACCACCGGACCAGCAGGTCGACGGCGACGTGGGGCGTCGGCGTGAAGCCGCTGTTCGTGGTGTGCTTCACGCCGAGCGCGGCGCCGGCGGCGAATGGGATCGGGGTGGTCTCCATCGTCACGCCCGTGGCGGCGGCCGCCAGGCTGATGGCGTCGCCCGACCCGGTGCCGCCGACCGTGGCCTGCACGGTGAGCGTGCCGGCGGTGACGGGGGTGCTGAGCGTCCAGGCGACGCCCATGATGTGCCCGGCGCGCCCGGCGATGAAGGACGTCTGGGCGTTCGCGTCGATGCCCTGGTACTTCTCGGCGACGCCGGTCTGGCTCGCGGCGAGCGAGTCGACGCGGAACTGGCCGATCTGCACGATCCGAGAGTTCGCCGTCTCGAGGGCCGGCTCGTTGCACTTCTCGACTCGGACCTTGCCGCCGCCCTGGTCGATGACTCTTCGCGTGTTCATGCTGGCTGCTCCTCGCCTCAGGAATGGATGACTTGCCGCGACCGCCCGACACCCGCCGTCGTCGCGTAGCGCTCAGAGTACGGGTTCGGGGGCGCGCCGAGCAAATTCGAGAGCCGCTGGACCCAGCGGTTGTACTCGGCCTCCAGCGCGCCGGTGGCGTCCTCGCGGAGGCTGATGTTGTCGATCTTGTCGGCGTCGACCTGCTCGACGATCTCCATCAGGCGCTGCTCGATCCTGGCGAGGTTCGCCAGGCACATGCGGAGCCGGCCCACCGCCGACTCCGGCACCCGCTCGAGCGCCATGGCCACCAGGAACTGCGGCTGGGTGGCCGACGGGATGCCGAGCGTGATGGAGGCCGCCGCCAGCTGCTGGGCCTGGTAGCCCATGTGGATCAGGACGGCGGTCTTCTCCTCCTGCGACAGGACGGCTGTTGCTTCTGCCACCGGACCACACTAGCAGGCGCGCGGGTGCGCGTGGAAATCCTAGTCCTCGGCGGCCTCGCGCAGGGACGACGACCAGGCTGGCTCCTCGACCTCCTCGAGTTGGACGCCGGCCGAGATCAGGCCGGGGATGTCGTAGGAGGTGGACCGCAGGACCTTGCCGGCCGGCATGCGCGTGCGGCCCTGCCGGTTCGACACCTCGGCGTCGGCCTTCACTCGGTACCACTTCACCTCGACCTCCCTGCCGGGGCTCGGGCCGCTCTTCGGGGCGGCCTTCGGGGGGGCGCCAGCGGCGGTCCTCGCGGGGCTGGCCGGCGTCACCTCCTCGCTGGCCCCCGCCAGCTCATCGCCCTCCGCCTCCTGCTGCCCTGAGGAGTCCTGCTGCTTCTGCGCTCTTCCGCCACCGAGGGGCTTGCCCATGTGTCAGTTCCTTCCCGGGCCTGGTTGGTTGTGGAGCGGCCCGCCTCCGCCAGACTGTACCGGCGTGGGCGGGCCGTCAACGCGGGCCCGCTTCTCAGGTGGACGGCGCGGCGCCCGGCTCGGTCGGGGCGGGGGACGCCGGGGGGGCGTCCGTGGCCGGAGTGGGAGCCGGGGTGGGAGCCGGGGTGCTGCCGGTGTTCGCGGCGACGGCCATGGAGAGCGCCTCGGCGCTGTTCATGAGCGAGGACCGCAGGTCCGCCAGCTTGATGGCGTCGGTGCCGGCAGCGGCCAGCTCCGCGTTGATCCCCTGGATCAGAGTGAGGGCCGACTTCTCGACCTCGACGCTCTTGGCGACTTGGTCTGCGAGGTCGGAGATGCGCTGGTTCAGGTCGGTGATGCTTCCCATGATTTTCCTCACGTTCGTTGCGGTCTCCTCCACGAGGCGCAGGGCGTGATGGACGCGGTGGAGGACGCGGTCGATCCGCTCGAATAGCATGCGCGCAGCGTACACCCGACCGGGCCTCCGAGTCACCCTGCGGCAGCTACTGCGGGGCGTTCGACCACGTCGCCGAGGCAGTTCAGGCAGCACCTGCCGCTGCCCTCGCCCGGCCGCCGGTCGATCCCCTCGACGCACACCAGGCAGCGGCGCGCGCCGTCCGGACCAGGTTCGCTCCACCCGGCGTCGTCGGAGACGTCGCCGACGACTACGATCTCGACGTCCTCGACGACCACCTCGGCGGCGCTGGCGGTGGCCGCGGCGCGCTCGATCTTGTCGTGCCAGCCCTTGTTGTGCCCAGTCCTCCCGCAGACCTTGCACACCTGCTCGCGCCGGCCGCCGATGAGCGGACCCTCGCCGGACGGCGGCTGGCCAGCGAGCCCCGGCTCCACCGGCACGAGCCCCGGCTCCGCCGGCACGGGCACGGACACGGGGACGTCGCGTCCTCCTCGCCGACGTGCCCAGCTCGCGCGCTGGCCGGCGGAGATGCGCTCCCGCTGCTCGTCCGTGAGCCTGGACCCGCGGGGGCGCCCGCCGCGCTTCGCCTGGCGCTCCGGTTCGCCCTGGGCCGGGCGTTCCTGTTCGACCTGGCCAACGGGCGCGGGTGCCGACGACGGCGCGCCTGTCGCGAACCAGCGCGCCTCACCGCTCTGCTGGCGGGCGACGAGGACCAGGGACATGGCCATGTTGGCGGACTGCTCGTCCCTGAACGGGCCCCCGTCCATGGGCGGCATACCGTCGCGTGGGATCTCCCACCACCACCCGTCCGCCCGCTGGGCGACGCGCGGCCTGGACGGTCGCCGGCGCCCCTGGCGCTTTGCCCGCCGGATCGCGCCCAGCTCGCGCTCTGCCTCCCAGATCTGCTCGGCGACCCGGCGCTGGCGCCCCAGCAGGCGTCCGAGCTCCTCCTCGAATTGCTCCTCGGTGCGCGGCTGGCGCTCGGCATATTCTGCCGGTTCTCGCGAAACCGGCTCGTCCGTCAAGCACGGCGTCGTTTTTGAAGCAGGCCCGGTCCTGTCAAGCACGGGCGGCCGCGGGACGTTGCACAGCGCCAGCGCCAGGACCGCCTCCCGCCGCGTGGAGAACGCGCCGCCGGCGTAGAAGCCGCCGCCCGCCGCGGGGGCCGACCGCCACACCCATCCGCCGCCCTCCTGGCTGACGGCGAGCAGGTCGCCGGCGACGCGCCACTCGTTCTTCACCGACAAGATGTTGGCCGCTCGCGGCCCAAAATGGAACGGGGCCCGCCCCGCGAAGGGTGGACCCCGTTAGTCAAATGCGCCCCCGGGGCGCCCGGCATCACTCGCCGTGGACGCAGACGACCGCTCTCTTGAACGTCGCCAGCGACGTGGTCGCCAGCTGGTCCGAGGGGATCGCCCAGTCGCCCGAGATGGACCAGGACGACGCCGTCACCTGCTGCAGCCGGTCCAGCGGCGCCCGCATGATCAGACGGATCCGCTCGGTCATGACCTGGATGCCGCCGTTCGTCACGGCGAACTCCCCGATCTTGCCCATCACGCCCGCCTCGCTGATGTAGCGGGACTCGTCGAGGTACTTCTCCTCGACCCCGCCCTGGCCGGTGACGATCGGGCGGTGCACCGAGACGCCAGCCGCGTTCGTCACCTCGAAGCCGTGCGTCGCGCCCGACGTCGGGTCGGTGTCGCAGTTCGTGAGGTACGGGACCTCGTTGTTCTCGTAGAACGCGGCGTTCAGCATCACCTTGATGACGAACTCGCGGTAGTGGATGCCCTCGGGCAGCGACTGGTTGAGCCGCTGGAACTCGTTGTCGCCGAACACCTGGTTCACCGACGCCGGGTCCACGTGGAAGTGATACAGCCCGTCCTCGTGGGTCGGGATGTTGTTGAAGCGCAGCTTCGCGATCGCCGACCGCACGTCGCCGAGCGTGAACGTGTCGGACGACGAGATGTCGTCCACCGAGGTCCCGCCGCCCGAGTAGATGAGCTCGCTCTTGTTCGCGGCGAGGATCGAGGAGCGCGCCGCCACGTTCGCGGCGATCGCCGGGGAGATGGTCAGGGTGCCGCCGTGCACCTCGTCGCCGGAGGTGTCCGACGTGAAGCCGGTCACCTGGCCGACGTAGGCGATCGCCGGGATCGTGATGTTGATCGGGTTGGTCGAGGAGACCAGCTGCGGGCGGCCCTGGTACAGCTGCCGCGTGAAGCCCACCAGGTTGGCGACGTGGACGGTCGTCGCGCTCGACGACGCGGCGACGTCGATGATGCCGTTCCCGGAGACGTACGCGTTGTACATCTTGTCGCGCACGACCCGGTTGATGGACTGGCCGGCCTGCATGCCCAGCGCCTGCATGTTCGACAGGTACTGGCTGGCGAGCGTGATGTAGCTCGTCGGCATGTGGGTGTCGACCGTGTCCGACCACTGGGCCGCGGTGGCGTCCCACTGCTCGGTCTGCAGGGTCTTCGGGGTCGGGTCCGTGCCCGGCGTGTTCGGGCGCGTGCGGACCTTCATCAGGCCGCGGCGGGTGAAGGTCTGCGAGCCGCCCAGGTTCTGGGCCCACAACTCCGCGTTCGCCTCCATGCGGAACAGCAGGCGGGGGAACAGGGCGTCGCGGAACATGCGCTGGAGCGTGCGGTCCTGGATGGTGGCGACGACGCTCGGGTTGAACGCGACGGAAATGTTGTCGGCCATGGTCTGTGCTCTCCTTGGTTAATCACGCTGCCAGGACGACGCTTCCGCCGTCAAGAAATCAGCCGTAGTTGTGTCTCGACCTGAGGTGGCGGTTGAACTCCTCGGGCGACATGTCGTCGACGTCCTTCGGCGGCGGCGGGGCCGGCGGGCTCGCCGACGTGGGCGCTCCGCCGCCGGGCGCGGTGCTCTCGGGCGGGGCCGTCGCCGGGGTCACCGGTACGACCTGCGGGGGCGCCGCGGGCGCGCCGAACAAGTACGGGCGCGACGCCCGCATGCCGGTGAAGAACGCCTTCGGCTCCTGCGCCTTCTCCGGCCCCTCGGCCTGGACGTGCTTCTGGTACTGGTCGAGCGCGAAGTCGACGTGCTCCTCGAGGATGCTGGCGGCCAGCGCCGACTGGCGCAGGCCCATCTCGAACACCTCGGCCTCGTGCGTGGACTTCAGGCGCTTGTACTTCTTCTTCCACTGGTCCCCGCGCTCGCGCTCGCGGCGCGCGCGGTCCTCCTCGGCGCTGCCGGGCTCGGGCGCGGTCCCGGGGGCGGGCGCTGCGGCTGCCGGCGCGCTCGCCTTCGCCTTCTCGAGGATCTTCTTGGCCTCCTCGAGCGAGCACCCGAGTTGGTCCTGGACCAACTGCTCCGCGCGCCGCTGCGCGCGCTTCTTCAGGTCGGCCTCGGGGATCCGGTGGACGCGCGGCGGGGTGGCGGCCGGCGGGGCGGCGGGAGGGGCGGCTGCCGCGGGAGGTGCCGGCGGCGCGGCGGCTGCCGGCGGGGTCGCGGCGGCGGGCGGCGGCGCGCCGTCCCCCGGCGCTGGGGTGGTCGCCGGCGGTGAGGCCGGCGCGGGCGGGGTGGTTCCTGGGATCGTGACTTGGTCTGCCATCTGCGCTCTCTCGGTCGGTCCCTCGGGTCGGTAGCGTGGCCGGAATGACCGCCCGGCCTGGCGTGGGGGAGGGACTGCGGCCCCTACCCGGGGACCCCCGCTGCGAACCGGGCGGCGCGCCCGGGGGTACCCCGGGTGCTCGGCGCGCCGCCCGCGCGGGTCACCGCTCGATCGGCTGGCTGAGGCCGGAGCGGGTCACGTTGGCGGCGGTCGCGTACGTGAAGGCGGCCGCGGTCACGGCGTCGGCGACGTTGAAGAGGACCTTCTTGTTGCCGTCCCACACGGCCTCGCCGGGGTTCGGGATGACCGCGTTCGGGCCGGTGATCTGGCCGACCTTCAGCGCCTTGATGCCGGTCGAGGTGGCCGTGGTGGCGTTCGCCAGCACGAACGCCGTCGGCTGGTTGGCCAGCGTCGCCACGTTCGCCGTGACGGTGACGCCGGTCTCCGTCGCAGTCAGCGCCGACGCCAGCAGGTTGAGGAGGTCGCCGAAGCTGATCGAGCGGAGGGCGTCCGCCACGCGGTTCGGGTTCCCGCTGTTGAGGCTGTCGCGGATCGTGGACTCGGCTGTCATTTTTCTCTCTCCCGTGTGTGCGGTTGACGTGCGCGGTTCGCCGTCCAGACTGCGCGTTCGGCGACTCGCATGTCAAGGAACGGAGGCGTCGCACAGCACGGCGAGCTCGACGTCGCCGATCCCGGAGACCCCGACGGCGGTCAGGCGCGTGGCCGAGATCCACAGCGATCCGGACACCGGTACCACCGCCGTGCCGTCCGGGGACGCCAGGTGCAGGGCCACGTCGCGCCCGCCCCGCAGCGTGGCGGCCAGGAACGTCGCCGCGCGCGGCAGCTCGACCTGGTACGGGTCAGCGCGCCGCCGGCGCACCTGCAGGCGGCCGTGGAACGCGGTCGCGCACAGGAGGCGGCGCTCGTGCTCGACCGACGCGCTCCCGCCGACGATCGCGTTGAGCCGGAGGTCGACCTGGTTAGCGGCCATGGCTGGACCGACCTGAGTCCTCGGAGGTCGTCACAGGGCCGGGAGCGCGACGCGGCTGGGCATCAGCACCACGACGTGGTCGACGTCCAGCAGCACCTGCGTCGCCGTCGACCCGTTCGCCGACTCCAGTTGCAGGCAGAGGGGGGCGCCGAACGCCGGGGAACTGACGGGGAACGTGAGCGTCGGCTCGTTGTCGAAGCGGAAGAATACCTGGTTCGCCGTGCCAAGCTGCCACGCCTCCAGGTAGTGCCAGGTGCCTGCAGCTCCCGGGGCCACCGTCGACAGGACGATCGAAGTGCCGTTGTCCTCCACCATGAACTTCGTGGTCGAGGCGAACTGCGCGTCGAATCCGAAGAACAGCTCGTTCCCCGATACCGACGGCTTCTGCAGGTTGAGCGTCGTGACCGTCTTCGCGTCGGGAGTCGAAGCGATCGCGAACACCCACAGCAGGTACCAGTACGAACCCGCCGCCGACGGGTCCGGAACTACCGTCGGCTTGGTCCCGGTCGCCTTGCCGACCTGGGCCAAGATCCCCTTGCTCGCGGCGGCCGTAGAGTCCAATCGGATCACCCCGCCTGGGGCCCCCGTCCCAGTGACCGCTCCGGCGGCGCCGATCTGAGTGAGGATCTGGAACTGCGACCCGGCATCGCCTGGGACGTTCTGGAAGTTGTCCTCGAAGATGGTCGGCGGCGTGGTGAAGATGCCGAGCGCCTGCGCGCGCGCGAGGGCGAACGCGCGGTAGTCCATCGCCGCCGGCGCCGATACGCTGCGGATGCTCACGTCAGGCCCCCGTCCCGTTCATCCACACGTTCAGCTGCCCGGCGCCCGTCGCGTTCACGTACTTCAACTGCACGTACCTGGCGCCCGTCGCGACGCTTCCGAGGTACGAGACGGCGCTGCCGTTGACGCTCGGAAGCGCCGGGACCATGGCCGACGACGGGAGGGGGACGAACGCGGCGTTCGGGTTGGTGGCGGGGTCGTACTGGTTGGACCCCGCCAGCGTCAGGGCGCCCTGCGCCGTGCCTGCGGCCTGGATCTCCAGGGAGAGCGCGTTCAGCCCCCAGGTGTCGATGATGCCCGAGACGACGGTGCTCGTCCCGGTCATGTTGTTCACCCCGTTGGAGTCGATGACCTTTATGGGCTTGAGGGGCTTGATCGGGTTTCCCATCTAGAGCCCATGCTGCGACCCGCACCTCGGCGGCGTCAAGGTTTCAGCCGGTACCGGCGCCGCGGCCAGGGCGCCCGCGCCGGTCAGCCGACGTCGCCGGCGATGACGTACGTGACGTCACCGGTCCCGACGATCTTGATGGCGGTCATCTCGTCGCCAGCGCCGGGCGCGTGCAGGACGAGCTCGTCCGACACGGGGACGACCTGGTCGGCGCCGCCGTTCGGCGTGGTGAGCAGGAGCCGCATGGGCAGCTGGGTCCGGAACGCCAAGAAGCGGACCTTCGCGATCCCCTCGAGCGGGACCACGAACGGCGACCCGAGGTTCGGGTTCTGGACGTTGGGCCGGCCGTTCTTCCAACTGCCGTAGGCGGCCGACGCGGAGATCTGGAGGGTGTCCGTCATGGACGGCGAGCCCGGGTAGCAGCTACCGGTGACCGGCGACACCACCACCGCGCCAGTGATCTGGACCAGGGCCGGCTGTCCCATCAGAAACCCACCGGCAGGTCGCCGACCGGGTACGAGCTCCCGATCGGGCTGGGGTTGCGGACGGGGTTGAGGAGCGTGCCCCAGGCCTCGTCCTCCGGGATCCGGAGGTCGCCGCGGGCGCGCGGGAAGCCGGCCTCCGGGTCAACGAGCGGCAGGCCGTCGCGCACGGAGATCTCAGCGGGCGTCGGCACGGGTCAGGAGTTCCTCAGGCGCTTGTATGGGACCGGGTTGGTCACCGGGAGGGCGGCGCCGGGGTCGTCGGGCAGGCCGCCGGATGACTCGCGCTCGAACTGCTGGTAGCGGTCAGACCGGCCGAGCCCCGGGTGGGCCTCGTCGAGCCGCGGGACGGTGCCGCCATGGACCTGGTCCAGGCCAGGCGACGTCATCGGCGTCTTGAAGGGGAGCGACATGGCGCCCCCTAGTCGTCCTCGCCCTCGGCCGCCTCGTCGTCCTCGCCGGACCCCTCGTCGTCGGCGTGCTCCTCGTCGTAGTCGTCGGCGAGCTCGGTGACGTCCTCGAGGAACGTCTTCATGTCCTCGTTGAGGGCGTCCAAGCGCTTGCGGAACGCCTTGGCGTCCGCGGCCGGGAGCTTGATCTCGCTCAGCACCTCGAGGTGCGCCGTGGCCGCCTCCTCCAGGGCGCGCAGGCACTCGCCGAGCGTCTCCGGCTTCGCCCCGCCGCCATCGCCGGCGGCCGCGGCGTCGTCGCCGACCGCGGCTTCCCCGCCGACGCTGCCGGCGCCCTTCTTCGCGGGCGCGCGGTTCTTCGCCCAGTTGCTGACCTCGTTCGCGTCGAACTCTCTGGCCATGGGCCGAGGATGGGGCGCGCGGCGGCGCGGTGTCAAGGAATCCGGCCGAGCATCACCGCCGCGAACACCGCCGCCAGCGCGACGGCCCTCAGCACCCCGGTCAGCCACACGCGGCGATCGTGCGCGCGCTGGCGCGACCGTCAATGCGGACGGTACCGGCCGCTCACAGCCCGCGCGTCGTCGGCTCGACTGGGCCCATGTTGTCGAGCACAGGTGAGTCGGGCCAACCGGCCTCCCACGGTATAGCCAATTCGCGATCATGGGGTCTGTTCGGCGGGTGGAGGTAGTGGACGACCTTGCCGGTGGGGACGCCGTGGCTGTTCTTAACGACCCACACGAACGGCTTGTCGACGTCGACCGTCTGGCCGTTGAGCTCGATGCTGTCGTCGCCCGTGCGGTCGTCCAGCGTAGCCACCAGGCGCTTCATGAGCCTGGGGATTTCCTTCCGGAGCTCCTGCATGCCAACTTGTTTTGAATATCCGTAAGAGAACGCTGCCTCCGTTCTGACGATGCGCTCGGCCCGCCAGCGCTGCCCGTCGAAGATCCCCGACGTGCCGGCCACCCGGTCGACCGCCTCGTCCACGCCCTCGTTCTGGAGCAGGGACTGCGTCATCTCGTCCCGGACGGCCTGGATGACGGGGGGCCCGTACAGCTCGGAGGACGAGCGGTGGCGGTCCAGGAGGGACGGGGCGACGTCCGGGTAGGCGGCCTGGAACACGGCCGCCTGGCGCGGCTGGAGGACCGGGGTGACGCCGCGGAAGTGGTCCTGCAGCGTCTCGACCGCCTGGACCAGGTGGCGGGGGGCCAGCTCGGCGGCCACCTGGCCGGTGTCGGCCAGGCGGTCGACGATCCCGGTGCGCACCTCCTGAACCGCCTGGGCCACCTGGACCAGGACCATCCGCAGGTGGTGCGCGCCGAACGTCTCGCCCCGGCCGGCCCGCACCATGGCCTTCAGCTTCCGCTCGAGCTCCACCCGGGCGCGTTCGTAGGACGGGCGCAGGCGCTGGACGCCGCGGATCTCCGTCAGGCCGAACAGCTGGCGCCGGTGCAGGTCGATGACGCGGCGGATGTCGGAGACGGCCACGGGCCGATGCTACCCCTTCAGCGCGCGCCGCACGACATCGTCCAGCGACCGCGCCGCCGCGCGCCCCATGAGGCGCATCGCCTCAAGGTCCTCGACCGGGAGCTCGATCTCGATGGTCCGGTTCCAGTGCGCGCGCTGCTCAGCCGGCGACAGCTTGTCGTACCAGTCGCGAAACCGGCGCTCGCGCAACGCCTCACCCCACGCCCGCCCGATCTTCCGCTCGGGCGAGCAGGTGCACGGGTTATCCCAGCAGTCGGCGCAGCCGAACACGCGCGTCACCCGGCGAAGATCAGGTCCAGGATCGCGACCGCCGCCTGGTTGCGCGGCTCGAAGTCGCGGAAGTCGACGCCGTTGAACCGGTCGGCGAGCAGCATGGCGACGTTCGCGACGTACGCGATGCGCAGTCCCTCGTCGCTCGCGAACGCCTCCGCCATCACCGCGCGCGCCGCCATGAACTTCGACGACGAGACCGCCTCGTTCACGCGCTCGGACAACAGCCTCGCCATCGCCTCGGCGAGGTCTCCGTCCATCTCCTTGCCAGCGTTCTTCGGCTCGCACCACACCTTGCCGACCCACTCGCGCGCGCGCTGGAGCGACATCACCTGCTGCTGGTGGTTCCTCGGGCGCGTGGCGTTGCGCAGGTTGATGGCGCCGACCTTCTCCGTGAGCAGCGCGACAGCGTCGTTGTACTCGAGCCCGGGCGGGCGCGCCGCCAGCCACTTCTTGAAGGCGACCTCGTGGCGGACCGCCTGGTCCACAACGCGCTCTTCCTCCTCCTGCGTCACCTCGCCGGCGACGGACATGTACTCTATCAACAGCTTCTCGTCGTGAGTCAGGTGTTCCATCGCGGTCACTCCTCCCTCTTCGGCCACTGCCAGTACCCGCGCGCGGCCTCGGTCCCAGCTTCGACGCCGTCCTCAGCGGGCAGGACGTAGTCCACGCTGAATCCGTGGTTCCACGGGCGCGCGAACACGCGCAGGTGCGCGTACGGCTCGTCCCCTTCCGGCACCTCGACGATCATGGCGGCGAGGACGCGCGGCCGAGATATCCCGGCCGTGCCTTCCTTGGTCGTGTAGTGGACGATCCTACCGACGTCGGTCTTCTTCAGCTCCATGACCGGGATGTTGGCCGCCGACCTGTTCAGACGCGCGGGGGCCAGTTCCAGCAGCCTGGGGTCGGCTTGTCGCCGGGGGCGTGCTTGCACCGGTTGAAGAACAGGCCGCCGGGGTTGAGCACGACCAGGTCGACGGTCTCGTCCGGGTCGCCGTCCACGACCGCGGCGACGACGGCGGCGCGCGGCTGCGGCGTGTACTCGCCGCCGGGGGTGCCGTACGACTGGTAGTGGACGATCCGGCCGACGCTCGGCTTCGGTGACTTGATGGGCAGCTCGTTCGTGCTCGTTTCCATAGCGGGCCTCCTGCGGCCGACCCTACACCAGTTCCCCGTGGACCCACAGCCGGATGACGTCGCCGGGGGCGCCGGACAGGTCCTCGTAGACCTCGAGCGTGTGCGGGTGCGGCCGCGCGCCGGGGCCGGCGCAGCTCTCGCAGGTCCGCACGACCAGCGAGACCTGGGTCCGCGAGATCAGGCGCCCGAGGTCGGACTTCACGGCTTCGACGGCCTCCTGGCGCGTCCGGTAGGTCTCGGCCACCGGTCAGCCGGCCGGCTTCAGGTCGTCGGCCACCAGGCGCAGGTGGGCGCGGCCGCGCCCGAACGGGTCGTCCGGGGCCCGGACCCCCTGGCTGGGGACCGCCTCGCCGTCGTCCGTGGCGAGGCCCTCGAACAGGACCTGGGTCCGCTCGTTCGGCGCCAGGTCCGGGAGCTTGGCCAGGGCGGCGTCCCACGGGTCCTGGATCACCACCCCGTCCTTGGTCAGGGGCCGCACCAGGCGCGTGTTGCGCGTCACCGTGCGCCCTGGGGCCGCGTGGCCGCCGTGTGGCATGGGCGGCATGGGCTGGGGGGCGAACGCCCCGCCTGGCGCGAACGGCGGCGCCTGGGGGGGGGCGTAGACCGGGACCAGGACCGGGACCCCGTTCTGGAACACGTACCCGTAGCCGGGGGGCGGCGCCGGAAGGGACGGCTGGGCGGGTGCGGCTGGCGACTGGGCGGAGGACGAGGAGCGCTTGCCGCGGGCGGCCCACGAGCCCAGCTTGCTGCGGTCGACGCTCACCCCCCGGAGGGTACCACGCGCTCCAGTTGTGCGCGCAGGGACCGGTTTTCGCGCCGCAGCGCGCTCACATGTCCTCGCAATTTATTCCTGCCCGCGCGCTCAAGGTTTCGAACGCGAACGCCGCTTGCTGCCAGACGACGGCGTTGCCGAGGCATCGCAGACGGTCCACTCGTCGGGGAACCCCATGAGCCACTCGACCCACCGGGGGTTCAACTGCCCACCCTGCGTGCTCGCCAAAGGAGGAGAGCCATCCCGCTTTGGGCTGTGTCCAGGTCCCTTCGCGTCCCGCGCCGTCGGAGTCGCGAATCTCACTATCGCGTCCGTCAGCGACGTCCCGGGGTGGATCGATCCTGGCTTCGCCGCGCTCGCGTTGCGACCGCCGCTCGATCGCGAGTCCATGCTCGTCGGCGTCGGCCAGAGGCGTGCCGCGCCGGTCAGCGTCAGGTTGCCGCGGGCATACGTCCCACTCGCCCTGCCGCTGTCCGCCGCAGCTGGCGTCGGCCACATGCCTTGGCGCGCCATCATCCGCAGAGACGGTCGGATCGGACCGACACGGCCCTGCCCACCGCCCCGGTTGTACCCAGCCGTCGACGCCGTTGGCGTGGGCAAGGATGAAGATCCGAGCTCTGAGATGGGGCGCCCCGACGTCGGCCGCTCGAAGCACGTCCCATTCCGCATCGAACCCGAGCGCGGCCAGGTCCCCGAGAACACGATCGAGCCCTCGAACAGTGAGTGCTGCGACGTTCTCCACGAAGACGAGACGGGGTCGAAGCTCGCGAATGATGCGAGCGAACTCGGACCAGAGACCGGAGCGTTCTCCGTCGATCCCGACTCGCTTCCCGGCGTTGGAGATGTCCTGGCAGGGGAAGCCGCCGCAGATGATGTCAGGGGGGGGGCTTGTCGCATCGATCTCCCTCACGTCCTCGAAGCACCTGACGCCGGGCCAGTGCTTCGCGAGCACGGCGCGCGCGTGGCCGTCGGACTCTGCCTGCCAGATCACACGGTGGCCGAAGTGCTCCAGCGCCAGATCGAGGCCTCCGATGCCGGTGAACAGAGAACCGACGGTCATGGATTCTCGATCAGCCGCCACGCGTGTTCCTCAGGACCCGAACGTGCGGGTCACCGGCCCGCAGTAGCCGTTGCCGTCCGGGTACGGGGTCGCGCCGGAGTACCCGACCACCCAGTAGGGCAGGACCGCGTTCGTCCCGCCGACCTGCTGCAGGGAGTACTGCGGGATCGTCACCGGCCAGCCCTTGACCGGTCCGTAGGCGGTGTGGCCCCAGACGTAGCAGTTGATGGCCTGGGTGTTGTAGAGCACCGGGTACTGCGACGAGTAAGCCATCGTCGCCGTGGGGCAGTTGATCGTGGACAGCGCGCGCTCCGGGTTGTCGTAGAGGTACGCGAACGCCCCGATGAGCGTCGTGTGCCAGACCGCAGGCATCGTCCCCGGGGCGGGGGTGCCGTCGTAGCTCTGCGAGATCGTCGCGTACATCCGGTAATTGACCGTGTTGGCGCAGATGTAGGGTCCGTCCCGGTTGGCGTCGTTGGTCACCTGCCCGACCACGAAGTCGTAGACGACGTAGTGGTACGGCGTCCACAGCGCCGAGTCCACCGGGGTCGCGTCGCCGTGGACGTCGGGCCGCGGCGGCGGGATCTCAGCCGGAACCGGCATCGTGGTCGGCGTCGCGGCCGCCGCCGGCTGCACGTCGTCCCCGCACCCGCTGAGCAGCGCCCCCG